TCATTGTACAATGCTGCGGAATGCGTTGTAGCATGTATGCAAAATCATATAGTCCCATACGGTACACTTCAGAGAGTAGGACGTTTATATCAAAAGAGATGTTATGTGCCACAATACACGAAATATGAGGTACAAGTTCCTCAATATGCCGCAAAACATAGGACAACTCTACGCCCTTCTCGGCGGCCTCACGTGTAGATATTCCATGAATATTCGTTGCACTCTCGGGAATGACGAAATCCGAAGGTTTAATCAGATAGCATTGGTTTTCTACTAGGTTGTGATCACGATCATACAACTCCCAACCAATTTCTACAATCCTGCAGTGGTCCCATTTTTCATACAACGTAGGCGAAACGCCTCTCGGTGGTAACCCTGTAGTTTCAAGATCGAAAACCAATGTGTAACCTAGCATGCGATAATCCGATTCCACTTCGACACTATTAACAAGAGTACAATTCTTTTTCCCTCTCCACAATGCGGGTGTGGGCTTGCAAGAATAGATTCTTGCGTTCCTTGTTGTGCTTTCGGATGTGCTCCACAACGCCGTCACAGGTGTACCATGCGATGTCTCGTACCTCTCTTGCCTGGTTAAGGTTCTTTGGATCCACATGAAGATGTTTGTTTTGATCTCCTTGTAGGCACGCAATATAATACACATGACGATATAAAACATTGTTCGTGCCGAAGAAGATTTCTTCAAATGGTGGTAACTCTTTTACAATGCCAATGTCCTTGCTCTCAAAACCCGTTTCTTCGCAGAATTCACGAACTGCACAATCAATATCTTCTTCACGTAGTTTCCTTCTTCCTTTTGGGAAACCCCACTCGGGTTCGCTATATGGAGACGGTGAACTAGAAAGTAGCTCGTGCAATGTCACCTTCCGTGGTGGGGTGCTTGTTGTAACAATAATTCCTTCGCGCAATGATTCAAATTTTTTCTTGGCATCATGAAATTCGCTATTGTACTTGGATACTAGGGGTTGGTACCAAATAATGTTCCACAACTCTTCAAATGACTTCTTTGTTAGTGAATGACGCTCACCATGTGTCATGCAACTAAGAAGCTGTTGAATATACTCAACATTGTCCAGTTTGTATTTCCCACGAATAAACTCCATAAAGGACAAGCTGTCTTTCCGTTGTATCATTAAATACTCGGGATACTGGCCATTTCTCATACGATAGCAGATAATGCCAAAACTCATAATTGGATGCGGACAATCGCGGTACAGATGACCCATTATTCCACAGTTCCTACACGTATGAGGGGGGTGAATTTTCTCTTCTTTGAAATGCTGTAATTTATCACTTTCGGGTGATGACATTGTTTAACTTTTTACAGTTTACATATATAACACGTATGTAATCTTTAAGTGAAAATAAATTTGATGTACTATATAGATATAGATACAATGGGTATGAATCCAGATTACTGGGGTCCTTACTTTTGGGCAGTCATTCACTTGGTATGTTTGGGTGCACCATCACAGTTCGATGCAGATGATCAAATTGGTTACAAACAGTTTTTCAGCAGCTTGCCTTCGGTCCTTCCGTGTCCAGCGTGCGCAATGCATCTTCAACAGAACCTGCAGACCCTGCCAATTGAGCAAGGGTTGGCCGAAGGAAATAAGTCCTTGTTCCGATGGTCCGTGGATCTTCACAATACAGTGAACAAACAAAACGAAAAGCCCGAGATGTCCTATGAGGATGCATTGAAGCTTTGGTCGGATGTAGCGTTGGGCGAAGAGAAACCATTCTGGAAGATCATCGATGTGGTTTCAGATGAAAATAAATCTATCAACGGATCATTGCCAACCCGAGTACTTTATGTATTTATATTCATATTGATCGGTTTTGTGCTGGGTCTTTTGTTTATGTATCTGTCTAGAACAATGCGTAATTCCCGAAGGACTCTGCGCCAATAATGGGCGCGGGCACGGATGCACCACCTTTTACAGCGAATGTATCTTCTTCTTCATTTTGGTAGCGTTCCATTGCAATTTCAGGATTGAAACGTTCTTCGGGCTCCTCGGGTGCCATGAAGCGCTCGGGTTGGTCTGTCTCCACCTCGGTCTGGAAATATTCCTTGGCCACGTCATTGGCCATGTCTTGCATGCGTTCAAAGGATGAATCATCCAATACCGCCAGATCCGTGATAACGTTGGTACCGTTCACCAAGGACATAACTGCTACGATAATCACCATGGCAGTGTAGACGAATAATAGGATTGTTGCAATCCATGCGTAAGCGCCACACCACCATCGTTGGTTACGCAAACCACTTCCAGTAACCAGGCAAGTCAATTGGAACAGCGCCAACAACAAGCCAGGGAGAGAAATAACAAACATCAGGATGATGAACAGTAGTTTCTGTCCAACGGGAACGCTGTCCTTGCCAAATAGGATTGCAAGGGATACAATACCAACAGCTAGAAGAACCGCGATTGCTGCATACTTTGATTGTGGTACACCGACAAAGATATCAAGAAGTGCCATGAATAATCGTTCTATAGTTACATGCGAGAAAATATATTAAAGCTGTATATTAAAAAATGATATAACATCTTATTACATCTTCTATTTAGACATAGCCATGGGCATTCCACATTATTTTCATACCTTGATCAAAAACTACCCGAGTATTCTAAAATACAGTCCTCCTGCAAAGTGCACGGACTACTTTCTAGATTACAATGGGGTCATACATCAAGCTGCAAACAAAGTCCTGCAATCATGGAAAGACAAGTCAACAGACATGTATGACATCCCTGGTAAAATAGAGTCCATCGAGCGAGACATTATGCAGGAGACGTGGAAATACACGCAAGAATGTGTAGAAATCGTGAAACCTACCAATATGGTTCACATTTGTATGGATGGTGTAGCTCCCGTTGCCAAAATGAATCAACAACGAAAGCGAAGGTTTGTAAGTTCTCTCCGCGGAAAATGGGAGCAAAAGACAGAGGAGTTTGATAGAAACGTGATTAGCCCTGGAACACAGTTTATGGATCGTATTCACGCATACATTCGGAAATGCATACGCGACAAAGACATCGCAACACCCGTATACTTTAGCACGTCGTCAGATCATGGTGAAGGAGAGCACAAGATCTTTTCGCGGATATTTTCCAGTCCTTCTGACTCACAATGCATTATTCATGGTCTCGACGCGGACCTCATTGTATTATCACTACTCATCCATAAGCCTGGTATTGTTCTTATGAGAGAACCTACGGGACCTTTCAAGGACAACGCAGAAGATGATACAAACGTATTCATGTACCTCATGGTGGATCAGCTTAGGGTTGCCATTCTCGATGATCTGAAAACGAAATACAATTGGCCCATACCAGCCGATACCATGAAAGATATGTACTCCGACAGTGCAAATAGGTACATCGAGGACTACTGTGTGCTTTGTTTCATCCTAGGAAACGATTTCCTCCCGCATGCGGTCACGCTTCAACTCCGTAAAAATGGATACGATAAATTGCTATGGTGTGCTACACACGCATACAAGTCTCACGACCATTTCGTCCTAGATAATCATTCATTGAATATCTCGTTCCTTTCCGATGTATTCCAACAACTCAGCTCGACGGAAGATGAGGACTTGTGGAAATACAATGAAGAGTATCTGAAGAAGAGGGCATACGATAATGCATCAGATCCATATGACAACTATCCATTGAAACACAAAAGCTCACTGGTGCACGATATTTTCAATAACAAGATGAACAAATGGAGATCATATTACTACAAAGCGCTGTTCCACACGAAGCTTCATGACACATCCGTTGTGCTGTCATCGTGTAAATTGTATGTCCAAGGCCTACTCTGGACGTATCGATATTACAAGCGTCTGCCAAAACAGTCGATGTGGTACTATCCGTATGCATATCCCCCGACGTTTCAAGACTTGGCCAATTACACGGGCAGTATCACGAAAGATGAAGAACAAGGCTTATGGTCACAATTCACGGATCCTCCTCACGCAGGTTTCGTCCACCCCCATGTTCAACTCCTTTGTATTATGCCCCCCGAAAGTGCCAAGAGCCTACCATCACAAGTTCGCCAAATATTGCTAGACCCATCGCACCCATGTGCATATATGTTTCCTAAATCCTATCCGATTGAAACGTATATGAAGTACCACTTATGGGAATGTACCCCCGTACTGCCATATATTGATGTGAAAACAATCCAAAAACATATTTAAGTATTTCGAATGCTAATGGGATTAAGAGTGAATATGGAAACTGTTACATGGAAACAGATACTACAAGCACCATGCTTTTTGTTAAATATGGACGATTGTACAGATCGGTTACAAGTATCGACGGACCGCATCAAAGCTGCGGGATATACCAATATAGTGCGCATCCGAGGCATTGATGCCCGCACAGAAGACTTGTGCGAATCATGGAAGGTGCACGGGTCCCCGATGTTTGATCCCGCCGACAAAGAATTTGTGGAATACTCAGGAAAGCAAGCGTGTGCCTTGGGGCACTACAACATGTGGAAAAAGATGATGGACGAGAACATCCCGTATGCCACGGTGTTTGAAGATGATGTAGAGTTCCACTACATGTGGAATACGCTGGCTTCCGCATACTACGAATGTACTCCGAAAGATTTTGATATTTTATATCTTGGCAGCCAACTCGACGCAGATGTCCCTGGGCATGTATCGGTTGCCCCAGTGTTCTGCACGCATGCCTATATTATTACTTTGCAAGGTGCGAAAAAACTATACGATTTGTGCTTGAGGAATAAAAAAGGGACTTCTACCATTGATTGTATGCTTATCGATCATATGAAGCAGACATTTATTTCCCAAGGTAAACATCATCCTTTTGTGTGGTACGTGTGGAATGGTACTAGTTTCTACGATCCACGAGCTACAAAGTCAAAGGATTGGGCGAAACGCAACACGGGCCTTGTGTTTCAGGACGTGGACTTCGGAACCTTTGTTCGGCCATGGTAAGAACGGTACATCTATTAACTAACTTTTATTATATAAAGAAAACTTCTCAGTTATGATAATGGATGAACAACTGAGTTCATTGATTGATATATGTCTGGGAAGCAAGGGTGCTCATTATGACGTTGCACATGTAGTTCATTATGCTTTGAAAGAAAGGTTTCGATACATAGGTGACAATTGCTGGGAGATGTACTCTC